AGAGTGTTCGAAGACCTGGTGGCAGAACATCCTTTGCTCGAAGAGATCGGCCTGCAAGATATGGGCGCGGTGACGCGCTTCATTGATGCTGACGCAACTAAAACATACGCATGGGGAGCACTATTCGGAGAAATCAAGGGCCAAGTAAGCGCGGCTTTCCGCGAAGAACAAGTTGGACAACTGAAGCTTACGGCTTTTGCTGCAATCCCGAAGGATATGCTGGAGCTCGGGCCGGAGTGGGTTGAACGCTATGTCCGGACTCTCCTTGTCGAAAGCTACTCGGTAGGTCTTGAATACGGCCTCGTGAATGGCCGGGGACCTGCGCAAAATGAACCGATCGGCTTGATGAAAAATGTGGACAGCGGTACTGGTGCGGTAACGACAAAGACGTCATCGGGCACCTTGACCTTCGCACCTTCTCAGTTCGGAGAGGTCATTTCAGGCGAATTGCACGACGTTGTCAAGGAATTGGCTGTTGACGCGGAAGGGAAGTCTCGCAAGGTTTTGAATAAAATCGTGATGGTTGTGAACCCGGTAGATGCAATCAGTGTACTGGCACGTAACACCATTCAAACGTCTAATGGCCAGTGGGTGACGGCGATGCCTTTCAACATCAAGGTAGTAGAGTCCGAAGAAGTTCCTTCTTCGAAAGCCCTGTTCTTTGTTAAAGGGAGGTACCTCGCTGTTACAGCCGGCGGATACAAGATCAACAAATTTGATCAGACACTGGCTATTGAAGACGCCATGCTGTACACGATCAAACAGTTCGCCAACGGTAAGCCGAAGGATAATAAAGCGGCTCTGCTGTATGACCTCGATATCCAATTTACCACTGAGACTCCTTAACGGAGTCTCTTTCTTATCTCGAAGGAGGGATGAAGCATGTATAGGGTAATCCGTAAATTCAAGGACCTTAATCATGACGGCCATGTTTACCAGGTCGGAGATATTTACCCCAAGGAAGGGTCGGAATCAACCAAGACCCGCCTGAAGGAACTGTCTTCCGAGAAAAATAAATACAAGAAAATTTATATCGAGGAAGTTGAAGATGCTCCTGATGATAAGGAGTGATGATGGTGGCTGAGGAAATCACAGCGGAAATTGTGCAGGAGTTTAAGGACCGGATGCACTTGGATGACGGGGAAGACGACAATCTGACCAGGATTTTAAAGGCATCGCATGAGGACCTCAGGAAGATCTGCGGCGATTATGATATCGGAACCAGCGAGCGGTTCAAGGAATTGGTATTTGAGCGGTCCCGGTACGCTTATAACGATGCCCTGGAATACTTCTACACCAATTTCCTGACGCAAATAAATAACCTCAATCTGGATAGTGCGCTTGATGCTATTGTGGTTGGTGATGCAGATGTTGGATAACAAATATAACGCCAATAGCCATAGCGGCAGATTCAACAAAAAAATTATTGTTTTCGGCCCTGTCTTTACGCAGGATGAGATCGGAAACGATAAAGAAACCTTCGAGGAAATCTGCCGGCTATGGTCAATGGTGAAGACGACACGCGGATCAGAATATTTCGCCGCGGCCCAAACCAATTCCGAGAATACGGTCCGTTTTGTGGTGAGGTATTCTGCATTCCTGCAGGATATCTTCGATACCGACAAGACCAAGCTCGAGATCCTTTACAAATCGGTTCGTTATGATGTGCAGAGCATTATCAATGATGATGAGATGAATCAGACATTCACGATCATTGCTGATAGTAAGGGGTGAACTTAAATGTCTGTATCAGCAAACAATCTCGCCAATGAAATTATCAAAGCGCTGACCGAGTATACCGATGAGGTAAGGGCAGAGATCCAGCAGGCACAGGATGAATTGTCGGATGATGGAGTGCAGATGCTGAAGGCATCGAGTCCAGCAGACACCGGCAAATATGCGAGCAGCTGGAAGCGGAAGAAAACCAAGACGGGATATGTCATTTACAACGAAAAGTATTACCGGTTAACTCACTTGCTTGAAAATGGTCATGCGAAGCGCGGCGGTGGCCGTGTAGCTGCCAGAGTGCATATCAGGCCTGTTGAGCAGCGGCTTGTCGAGCAGTTCGAGAGGCGCGTTGAGGGGGCGATTCGTCCATGACCTTGGCAGAATTAAATGCAATCTTAAGGGCTACTGGTTTTCCGGTGGCCTATTCGCATTTCAATAGCGAAGTAATCCCGCCATATATCGTTTATTTAGTCTCGAGTTCACCAAATTTCATTGCGGATGATGCCGTGTACAAAAAGATCGACGATGTTCAGATTGAGTTATATACGGAGTTAAAGGACCCTGCTGTAGAAGCCATTATCGAAGACATCCTGGATGCGCATGAAATGCCGTATGAATCGTCTGAAATGTATATTGAATCGGAAAAGCTGTTCCAAAAAATCTATGAAGTGAGGTTGATGAGATGAGCAACAAGGTTAACTTCGGCCTTAAAAACGTGTACTATTCCACATTCACTAATGTGGCTGGAGTAATCACTTACGGTACACCAGTCCGCATTCCCGGAGCAGTCGAGCTTGGGCTTGAGCCGCGTGGAGATATGACGGAGTTCTATGCTGATGACATGCTGTATTATTCCGCAAGTAATAACCAAGGATACGACGGCACGCTGACGATCGCCAATATTCCTGAGAAGTTTGCCATTGACTGCCTGGGCGAAGAAAAGGACGAAGACGATGAAGTGATCACCGAGAAGACGACACAAAAGGGCAGTCCGTTTGCCTTGATGTTTGAGTTTGACGGTGATGTCAAAGCTACTCGGCATGTCCTCTACAATTGCACAGCGAACAGGCCGACGGTGACAGGATCAACGAAGACAAATACAGCTGAGCCACAGACCAACGAGCTGACGTTTGTAGCATCCGGCCGCGAGACCGATTCGGCGGTTAAGACAAAAACGACAACATCAACGCCGGCCGGCATTTATGACGCATGGTACACCGCAGTTTATGAGAAAGAAGTCTCCGGGGGCTAAGGGGTGAAATAACGTGGAAAAGACAATACCAATCGACGGTAGACAGATTCGGTTTAAGTCAACAGGAGCAACGCCGTTGCGGTATCAGGCGCAATTCGGGCGTTCCTTCTTTCGTGACCTGATGAATGTCGTTGAAGGTGGATTCAAGAAAGACGATAAAGGTGAGATCGTAGTCGATGTCGCCGATGTTACCAAGATCAACATTGAAATGTTCTACAATGTGGCATGGATATTTGCTAAGACTGCCGATAAAGACATCCCGCCGCCCCTTGAGTGGCTGGACACATTTGATGAGTTCCCACTCATCGAAATTCTGCCGGAGCTGCAGGACATGATTACACGCAGCCTCCAGTCATCAAAAAAAAAGTAGACCAACAGGGTGCGTCCGGGGAAGCCATATCCACCGAGACGTACCTTTTGTTGTGTAAACACTGCGGTCTAAGTGTGGATGAGCTGGAGTCTATGACGATTGGGTCAAGTCTAGACTTTGTACAGGAATATATGGACCTGCACAATCCTAAAAAGAAAAAGTCTCGTAAGGCCACTCAGACCGATTTTGATAGCTTCTAACGGATGGGGGTGTAAATATGGCGGATAAGAGAATTAAAGGCATTACAATCGAGCTGAATGGCGATACGGGGCCGTTAGACAGAGCGCTGAAGGGTGTAGAGAAAGAAGCGTTCAGTATTGCGGCTGAACTCAAAAACGTCGAAAATGCGCTGAAGTTTAACCCGGGCAACGCTGAGTTGGTTGCCCAGCAGCAGGAGCTTCTTGGAAAGCAGATTGAAGCTACAGCAAAAAAACTGGATACATTGAGGCAAGCGCAGTCGCAAGTCGAGCGGCAATTCCAGAGCGGAGCCATTTCGCCCGAACAGTACCGCGCATTTCAGCGAGAGTTGATTTCAACAGAATCGGCACTTGATGGGCTGCAAGGCAAGCTGCAGCGGGTACAAGCAGATCAGCAGAGCCTGGAGAGCGCCACAAGGCAGCTGCAGACGCTCTTTGACGCGACAGGAACGAATATTGATCAGTACGCCGATAGACTCGGCCCAGGCCTGACCAATGCCATTAGATCAGGCAGAGCATCCCTGCAGCAGATGGAGCGGGCAATCAATGAGGTCGGCAGGGCGGCGCTTGGCGCTGATGCCGATATGGGCAGGATGACTAATGCACTCAGAAGCGCGGACTCTGGGAACTCCCTGAACAATATCAGAAGGGAACTATCGGAGGTAGCGGATGAAGCGAGGTCGGCCGGCAATGAGGTTAATGAATTCGGGTCGAATCTGACGTCCGTGGTCAGCGGCTTGGCTGCAGGGGCCGGCATTGGCGCGGTTGTCTCTAAAGCTCTCGACGCTTCAAGCCTTATGACCAAGATCGAAGTATCGTTTGATGTTCCAGAGGAGTCGAAACAATCCGTTTATGCGGCTGTTCGAGGTATAGAGGCTTACGGCTTGGATGGTCAGGAAGCGCTGGAGGGCGTCCGGAGGCAGTGGGCACTCAATAAGACGGCCTCCGATGACGCGAATGCTTCAATAGTGAAACAGGCAGCCGGGATTGCCGCAGCGTATCAGGGCATAGATTTCATAGAGTTAATTCAGGAGACAAATGAGGTCGCGGCAGCGCTCGAAGTGTCAAATGAGGACGCGCTCGCGCTGACAAATGCCCTGTTGAAGGCCGGTTTCCCTCCGGAGCAACTGGACACGATTGCGGAGTATGGCAAGCAGATGAGCGATGCCGGCTTTAGCGCCAAGGAGATCCAGTCCATATTTGAAGCTGGAATTGATACGAAAACATGGAATATCGACAACCTGAATGATGGTGTTAAAGAAGTCCGCATTCAGATGGCAACCTTCGGGCAAGAGATTCCATCAGCCCTTGCTCCTTTGTTAGACCAAGCTGGAATGTCTCAAAAAACATTTCAAGATTGGGGTAAGGCGGTTGCGGCCGGCGGCGATCAAGGCTCAAAGGCGTTGTCGGATATGGTGACTTGGCTCGATACCATTGAAAATGAAGCCTTGAAAAATGAGATCGCGACGAAGGTATTCGGCACCAAGTGGGAAGACCAGGGGCAAAACATGATTAGTGTGTTCCAGGGCGTTGGATCTGCGATGGATAAGACGGAGGAGAATGCCGCGCTACTGAACAATCAAATGGAATCCCTGAACTCTGATCCGGCTGTGCAAATGCAGCAGGCCATTGCCGACATGAACACCGCGCTGGCCCCGTTGCTGACTTCTATCGCCGAGCTGATCGGCAAGATAGCGTCTTGGGCGAGCGAGAATCCTGCATTAGCCTCTACGCTGTTGGCTATCGGTACTACCTTAGGAATCATCATTACTGCCGTTATTGCCCTTACGCCTTTAATCGTGGCGCTGACGGGGGTGACGGGAGGGTTTGGGGTTGCATTGAGTGGAGCTATATTGCCCATTACGCTGATCGTGGCTGCGATCGCTGCTTTAATCGCCATCGGGGTCCTGCTGTATAAAAACTGGGACGAGATTGTCGCTTTTTGTAAGAAGGCCTGGAGCGCCATTGTTGATACGATGAAGGCATATCTGGAGATGGCCAAAAAGAATATATCCGCAGCCATTGACTTTTTTAAGAGCACCTTCGAAAACGGGCTATCCTTCCTGAAGGCGCTGGTAAGCGGCGACTTCGAAGGCATGAAGAATGCCATCGGCAAGCAAATGGAAGCCGCAAAGACGCTGGTTAACAATATCCTGAACAATATCAAGGAATTCTTCAGAACGATCTTGGGTGACAGCTACAATACGGTTGCCGAGAAGTTCACAAGCATCGTCGATTCCGTTCGGAACAAGATGCAGAGCGTCCTTGATACGATAAAAAGCCTCTGGAACAGCGCAGTGGAGTTTTTAAAATCCATTGACTTGAAGGAAATCGGAGCGAATATCATTCAGGGGCTGCTGAATGGCCTAGAGTCTATGAAAGCGAAGGTTGTAAATACGGCAAAGAACATTGCCAGCGGTATTGGTGATAGTGTCAAGGATTTCTTTGACATCCACTCTCCATCCAGGCTCATGCTGTGGTACGGCGCCAACATCGTGCAGGGTCTGGCAAACGGCATGTCCAATACAGCGCGCCAGGCCATTAATTCCGCAGCTGCTGTATCGTCTGCTGTGGCCGGTGCTATGGCGATTGATGCGAGCGGCATGGTAGCGGCGGCAACGGCCGGCAGCAGTTCAGCAAGCGCACCAGCCGCGCCAAGTATCGTTCTTAATTTTGCCGATATGCTGCGGGGCGGCAATTTCGTTATCCGTAACGATAATGATGGGGCTTTGCTGGCCCAACAGTTTGCAAACATGGTTACACAAAAATTCAGGGGGATAGGAGGCTGATGGCATGGCTTCTGATGCCGTCCTTACACTGGATGGGGTAACACCGGCAGAGCTCGGCATGGGCGTGTTCAGGCGCACCCAGCGCCCTATTCTGTCCCCTACAGTGGATATGACAACAGCAATACCGTATATGCCCGGTGCTTATGATTTCGGGGCTACGCTGGGGCCGAAGCCGTTCTCGCTTGAGTGTGCGTTTATAGCCCGGGACTATTTGGAGCTGCAGCAGCGGGTATCTAATTTGGCCGCGTTCCTGCTGGATGACGACGGGTGCCCGCGTACAATGCCTATCGTGTTTGCGATGGATCCGAGCAAGCAGTATTCGGTTCGTTACTCCGGAGACTTGCAGATCGACCGGCTTGCCGGCCTGGGCACGTTCACACTACCGTTTGTTGCATATGATCCCTATGCCTACAGTGTTGACTCCACATATGACCTCGTTACATGGGACACGCCCCTGCCGTGGGGTGACCTGAGGTGGAGTGATGGATTCAGTTTCACATTAACCGGCAGCGGCGCAGCAGAGGTAAACAACATCGGACACCTGAACGCTGAGCCGATCATCCGCATTACAGGCGCTTTCTCGTCTCTCTCCTTGACGTTTGGCGGCGGTACGTTTGAGTACTACACACCGTTTAGCGGGACACTGGAAGTGGACTTTAAGCGGAAACTGGTGAGGTCTGGAACGACAAGCTTGATGCTCAATACAAATGCTTGGTTATTCAGTAAACTGCCGCCGGGAGTGTCCAGTATCATCGTTGGCGGGAGCGGAATTAACATCTCCATGGACGTTATTTTTAATTTCAAATATGCATCGTAAAGGAGGCTCGTGCATTGGCGACTATTAAAAACATACCGATTAATGAGAGCCTGAAGGTCAGTAACCCGAAGATCAATGAGAATTTCACGAACATCAATAATCAGGTAGAGGGACACGTAAACTCGGCCGCGGCTCATGCAGCGGAACACATCACCTATGGCGGCTCTGTTGTGGGAGCGGAGAATATTGAGCAGGCTGTTGATTTTGTAGATGAGCGGGTCAGTACAATTATCGCCGGTGGTGGAGAGGGAAAAGACCCCGAACTGACGGACATTCAAACACCGGATCCGGGGTACACTCCTGGCCGAGAAATTGTCGTTGCGGGTGATATGGTCCGTGATATGCAGCATCAGTTTAGTGCGCAGTTGGCGGATATAGCGATTAACGTCCGGTTTCCTCCTCCTCCATTAGTGGCAGCGCAGCCAGATGGCTCAGATCAGACCAGCGTTATCCAGGCTATAATTAACAACTGCAATAATGTCATAATCCCTGCAGGTGATTTCCATATTCATGGGACTTTAATTATGAATAAAGACCAAAAAGGGCGGCTGCATTTGCTTGAGGGCGCGAGGTTACTCAAGCCTGCGAGCGCATCGAATAGTGATCCGGTTGTCTGGATTTGCGGATATGGACAAGAATTGTCTGGAGCAAATCGCTGGAGCTCTCAAATCACAAGTCAACGGCCTTCACCGCGCGGTGTTGTTTCACTAGGATATGCCGATATGAGCGACCCAGTTGCTAGGGGTATATACTATGATGCGATCTCGACATTAAATCTTAGTGGTGCAGGTGTCGCAGAAACCGGATCCGCGAACATCGTCCTATATATGGCGAACCCGGAGGTTTCGTCAAAGCCGTCATATTTTCACAACATAGACTCACTAATAATCCGTCAAGCAAACATAGGTATGCAGTTAGAAGGATTTGCTAACGGCAATATTATTACAGACATCCAATTCATTTATATTGGGACAGGTAAGTACTTGGAAGGAGCTTCTATAAAACTTAAAGCGACGGACGGGAAGTATCCATTGGAGAACTCGTTTTCCAATGTCATACAAGGCGGATTGTCCAGTGGAGCATATTTCCTTTATTTTGATGGTAAAACCTACGGGAATATGTTTACCAATGCAATAGCTGAGCCAGGAGGGACAACAGGCAATGAATCCGTATTCGCCCATGTTGTTGGTACAGAGCATACTAATAATGTTATTTCGGGATTCCCAAATACGCGAGGAGGATACGGATTCCCTACATGGTTCTACGATGTGAACACAGTGCAACTCGGGCCCGAGATATACAACGGGCTAACTAATTCTAAAATAGTCAACACCCGGAATTATGTTCTGAATAACTTGTACTCACACAAGAACTTCTATATAGATAACCTTGCTGAGAATACTGCCTATGAAGTAGTGCGTATTCCTAAAGCTGATTTTGGGAATCGGGTATATTTTGTGGAGCTGACTGTGCTTACATCTTACTTTGGGTCCGCAATCCCTATATTTATAGATGTAGCCAAAGCGACCTTTCGCATAAAGAAGCCAGTGAGCGGGTCGGTTTCTATTGTTCTTGATTCGCTGACAGAAGAAATTGATACTATCGTTATCCCGTTTGAGAGCGGAAATGATATCGTTTTTGGTTTGAAGGTTTTTAATAATGGATCTGGAAGCAGTCAGGTGACGGCAGCGATTGATTGTAAAGTTTTCGGTACACATAATTCGAGTATACCGAACTCTACACCTCAAATTAATCTCATTACTTCCCTGACACCAATAGCATCTCCCACGGTGTACCGCCGTGCAAGGAATGCTATTCTCTTCTCAGGGGCATCAGCAAACAGGCCGGCGACAAGTTATATCGGTGTAGGTCAAAGTTATTTCGACACTACATTAAATAAGCCTATCTGGTGGAACGGCACAAACTGGGTTGACCACGCGGGAACAACTGTATAAGGGAGGGTTATTAGATGGCACTACAAATGGATTACGAAAGTGTACACGGCATTTCTGTATCAGATGCTTACGTGCGGATAGACGAGCAGAGTGGCGGCAAGTTAGGAATATCGCTCCGCATAAGGTTTTACGCCTCTATTGATGCCGCCAATGAAGGCAAACAATGGCTTGAGGAGCGAGTGGTTTCATTCTCGCCTGATGTAAGCGATGGTGCAGCTAATTTCTTGGAGCAGGGGTACGAGTACTTAAAAACTCTCCTTGAATATTCACAGGCTGTTGACGTCTGAAATTACCTAAAGCTCCTCAAATGTATTAATATAATTAGTATCAAAAGGGGGCATAAGATGGTGGATAATAATAAATTTGAAGACACTATAATTAACCTTACGGATTCATTAAAGCTATCACTAGAAACAAAAAATTGGTACTCAGCTTTGGCATTAGGATTGACCTTACCTGATATATGTTCTCGACTAGAGAGTCCCGAAGTATATTCATCCGTAAGGTATCCCGGATGGTTTGATAAATATGTCGGGCGTTACTATATGCGAACAATAGGTCCAGAAAAAGAAAATTACGTATTTCTGAGTGGCAAAGATGCATATGCTCTAAGGTGTTCTTTTTTACATCAAGGTGATTCAAACATAGATCAGCAAAGGTCTAAAGATGTACTAAGCGATTTCTTGTTCGTGAAACCTCCCGAGGCAGGCATATTCCACCTTAACTTGCTTGACGACACTCTCCAGCTTCAGGTTGATTTGTTTTGCATAGACATTTGCAACGGAGTGTTAGAATGGATGGATGCTTCACGAAATAACGTCTTTATTACTAATAATGCAATGAAAATGCTTGAAATACACGACGATGTGAATTACTAGGTTTTGTATTATAGGAGAATACTGCGCACTAACATAATTAATTCGAGAGAGCTGCCGGACCTATCCTGCGGCTCTTTTGCATGGAAGGAGGCGTTACCTTGATAACAATACGAAACCCATCACTGCAGCCGTTGTCCGTCATTGAGCATTACATGAATGACGAAATCAAAGAAGAGATCAACAGTAATTATACATTCACATTTGGGACGATCATCGACGAAGATGGCAAAAGTGAATACCTGGTTGATGGAAATATTGCCGACGTTGACGGCCGGCTATTTAATATCGTTCACCATCGCCGGACACGGGGAGCTGACGGCATACTGGTCGCCGTAGAATGTGAGCACGTGAGCTATGATCTGATTCGCACGACCTGGGCAGACGGATTTGTAAATGCAGGAACGCCGGAGCAGTTGCTGGGCATGGCGCTTGATGGCACCGGATTTACGATCGGCACCGTCGAGCTGGCCGATTATATTTCAGTGGATCTGGCCGAGGAGAATATCAGTGCCCGGGCAATTGTCTTGGAGATTGCAGCACAGGCCGGCGGAGAGCTGCGGTTTGATGGATACACAGTATCGCTGCTGCAGCGGCGCGGGATTACGCGGGGCGTTATGTTCTCGGTAGGCAAAAATCTGGTTGGCATCGTCAAGGATGTTGATGTCCGGTCCGGCGAGCGCGTGACGAGCTATGAAATGGATATCCT